GACAACTTTTCTTTTCCCGTTTTTCACATTCCCACTCACCGACTCATAATTTTGTCATGGCAAAATGCGAGTCTCTCTTAACGCCCAAACGCGGCATTGGGTCTTCACCCTCAACAACTGGACTCAGCAAGATCTCGACTTTCTCTCTTCTCTCGAAGTCACCTATCTCGTTTACGGATTCGAGACCTCCACTACCGGAACTCCTCATTTGCAGGGATACGTGTGTTTCCCCGTTAAGCATCGATTCACTGCTGCTCGAGCCCTGCTGCCCAATGGAACTCATTTGGAAGCAAAGCAAGGATCGTCGCGGCAAGCGTCGAACTACTGTAAGAAAGAAGGCAACTACGTTGAAAGAGGACAGATACCGACCACCGGTGTCAAGTGTCAAATTACCTCGTTCATCGAGTGGCTCGAAGACTACTACGCCGAACATGGCGTCGCTCCCTCCAGTCGAGTCCTTGCTCATGCGCACCCCGGATTGTTCCTTAGGTACCACAAGCGATTGTTGGAGCTTATCCAATTGCACCTCCCCTTGCCCGTCCTGCAGGAGGGAACTCTTCGCGACTGGCAAATCGAGTTAAAGGATCTCCTTGATAACGAGCCCGACGATCGAACTATCTTATTCTTTGTCGATCCTGATGGTGGTAAGGGCAAGTCTTGGTTCCAACGTTGGTATTACTCTCAGGACCAAGAACGTACTCAGTTGTTAAGCATGGCTAAACGTGACGATGTTGCCCATGCTCTCGATCCCTCTAACGAAGTTTTCTTTTTTAATATTCCTCGTGGTGGTATGGAATATTGTCAGTATACTATCCTCGAGATGTTAAAGGATAGGGTTATCTTTTCTCCCAAATATGAGTCGAAGACGAAGATCTTAAAGAAGTCTCCTCATGTCGTTGTTTTTAGCAACGAGCAGCCTAACATGGATGCAATGACACGTGATAGATACGAAGTAGTTATCTTATAAATTAATCTCTGGGCTTGGCCCCTTTTTTTTACTATAAACCAAATAACCTAACTTGAATGGCCCCATATTCTCCCGCCCCCGGCGGGTCTCCCGCCCCCGGCGGGTTAGGGTCTTCGCCCCCCGGGCGATCTCCCGCCCCCGGCGGGTTAGGGTTGCCACTCCCCTCAAAGCACACCTGTTGGGGGTCTAGAGCGCCGCAGGCCTTCCTCGCCCCCCGGGCGAAATCCCCCGCCCCCGGCGGGTCTTAGGAGGCTCCATCTCTGAAGAACGAAACGATCTTCAATTGACGTTTGAAACTAGCTTGCGGAGTCCCACCGGACGACTGCATCGCTCTTACACCATACGTAATGAAGTAAACAGGAGTGTGTTCTACTCGAGTGCCTCCCCCTTCACTATTATCACTTTCGAATTTAAACTGACGACGAATAGGCACCCACCAATTGGTGTCTTTTGTTGTATCAGTATAAGTTAAAGGACGATTAGTAGCCTGTCCGCTGACCGGACCGAGATACTTAATCTTTTTATTAAGGATATGCCACTTATCCGTATTAATAGGGTGATGAAGTAATTCATTAAAAGAGTCACCTGCCTTCCAATCCCTAGCACGATCTGTACCGTAAGCGCGGAAGAATTCTTCCTGAAGCTGCTCATCGGTAGTTGTGACACCTTCTCGATAGTTCTTAGGACTAGCGACTATCATGACTACATAGATTGGTTCGCCTGACGTATTTTGGCAAGGCATCATGATGCGCCAACCACTAAGGTTCATCCAATCATTTTTCCGTTCGTCTTTTCCTTGACCATATGGACATTGTGTAAGGTCCACAGCACTCCAAGTTAAATCATTAACAGTCGACACGGCCTGCTCTACAAGCACCCTAGTCTTACATGGACGCTTGTTGTAAGAGCCAATTTGCTTACGAGCACGTTGGCGCGCCTTTGCTCTTTTAATTCTCTTAATACCTCTATATGCCCCATATCCCAATGCTGCACCAGCTACCAAACCTAAGCCCCCGGCAGCCCCCAGCCCCCGGCGAACACCGTACCTAGCTGCCGTACCAATAAAACGGGCACGCCCGCGGCGCATGGCTACATATCGTGCACGACGCGCGCCGGCGCGCAGTAGAACTCTACGATATCCTGCCATTATGAGGGTTCTCAATTTTATGACACCCGTAGAATTATACAGAAGTTGTCTATAGTATTACCAGACAACTTTTCTTTTCCCGTTTTTCACATTCCCACTCACCGACTCATAATTTTGTCATGGCAAAATGCGAGTCTCTCTTAACGCCCAAACGCGGCATTGGGTCTTCACCCTCAACAACTGG